ACCCCATGGCTCCCACCGGACATCAGTTATATCAAGGGTCAGCTCGAGTGTGCCGAGTCTGGCTTCCTCCACTGGCAACTCGTATTCCACTGTACAAGAAAGCAGTCTCTTCGATCCGTTCGGGAGCAGTTCGGGCCTTGGCATTTCGAACTTACGAGATCGGCAGCTGCAGAGGACTACGTTTGGAAGGAGGCTACTAGAGTCGAGGGAACCCAGTTTGAACTCGGTGTCAAGCCAATGCGGAGAAACAGCGTTACCGACTGGGAGTCTGTTTGGTCCTCCGCCGTCACCGGAGATTTTGGCAGTATTCCCGCGGACGTGCGAATACGCAGTTACTTTGCATTGCGAGCCATCCGCGCGGAGTTTCTATTACCAGTTGGCATTATCCGAACTTGTAACATTTACTGGGGCCGAAGTGGTACTGGAAAGTCACGAAAGGCCTGGGAAAGAGGCGGTTTGGAAAGTTACCCTAAGGATCCAAGAACAAAATTCTGGTGTGGGTATAGCGGTCAGAAAAATGTTATCATCGATGAATTTCGTGGAGGCATCGACATTGCCCATGTCTTGCGGTGGTTGGATCGATACCCGGTTCGAGTTGAAATCAAAGGATCTAGTGTGCCCTTGTGTGCTGAAGCTTTCTGGATCACTAGCAACACTCACCCATCCCAATGGTGGCCAGACTTGGACGCTGCAACACTAGATGCCTTTTATCGACGTGTTACGATTGAATATTTTGAATAAAATTCGTATAAAAACTTTACTAAAATGAATACTGCTGGAAGGTTTGCAGCAGATACCCTAGGGTTTATGGTTGGGGATTTTGGTGGTGCTTTAGCTGCTGATAGGATATATCAAAGGTATAGGAAGGATAGAAACTTACCTAAAAATTCCAAAGAAATGGCGAAAAGGAAAGCAGAAAAGCAAGTTGCCTCGCAGTACAACAAGCAACGTAAGAGAAAACGAACAGGAAGAGGAAAGAAAGCTGTTTCGAGTGCTTCGAGTAGTTCTGGCCGTAATAGTTACCTGTTTTCAAGCGGTTCTAGTGTGTCGATGAGCGAAGTTGGTCAGAATCCAGGTAATTCGTTGGTTGTGCGTTCGATTAGACGAAAAGGTGGAAAAGTGGCAAAAGAAGGAATTAAAAAGAGTGTTAAAGTACCTAGGTTATTGCGGAAACAAATTAAACAAGCATTAACTCCTTATGATCATTGTGGTACGTTTATTGAAACACAGGCTTTTAAATATACTCCAACTGATTACGGCCAGAGTGTGTTTTCTATTGGTCGAACTTGTAATGGAGTTAAACAATGTTTTGATCCAACTTATGTTAATCATGCTGCTAGTGTGTTATTTAATAATAAGGCAGGTACAGCAACTCCTGCTATTGCTAATGCTGGTATGTTTGATACTAAGACTGCTGCTATTAAGGTGATATCTCAAAATGAAATTTTTAGATTCAAAAACAATACAGCTAGAACTATGTTTATCAAATTGTATGCTTGGTCTCCAAAAGGTAGAATGCCTGTAGCTCAGGATGATTTTGTGAATTTTTGGGTAGAGACTATGAAAAATGAAGAAGGAAGTCCTTTAACAAGTTTGGCTGATAAGCGTAATATTAATAATGCAACTCCTGCTACTTTATATGCAACTCCGTTTATGTGTAAAGTTATTTCTAACCATTATACTGTTGATTGTACAACTATTGTATTGGAAGCGGGTAAAGAGTATAATTACAAAATTTCAGGGCCTAATATGAAAACTTATGATTTTAGTAAGTTTTGGGATCCAAATTCAACTAATGCGGATTTCCAGAATCAGCAGAGTTTTGTTAAAGGATTGGCATTAGCAGTGTATTATGATTTAGCAGCAGCAACTACTGGTGCTCCTACTCGTTCTACTGCTATTCTTGCTAATGGACCATTTGGTTTGGTGGTTGAGCAGACTAGTTATATTAAAGTATGTCAACCAGAATTAACAGGATTCAAAAATCAAAATGTGTTTCTTGGTGGGTCTACGCAACAAATCAACAACAGAAAGGTCAATCCATATTATTTGATGGATTGGACTCCAACTGGAGCAATTGGTGCAACTCAATTGGTTAATGATAATACACCAAATGTACCTGCTACTGCTGGTGTTTAGTTTAATAAAAAAAATGATATGAAATATCTTAGCCAAGTGTGTCTGAGTTGGATGCCCGCCCGGCGAGGGCATATCCGCTGAGCAAGGGAGGGGACTGGGGCCCCCCCGTTAAGCTCGAGGTTCTGTGCGGGGTTTGGGGGGTCACACCCCCCATATAGAACCCTAACCCTACAATGGAGATCTTAAGACTGAGTTCACCTGAAAGTGAGAACTCATAGTATTACTTAAGATCGGGTTCTCAGTTCTCAAAATCACGTGCCTTATCCACGTGTTTGAGGTTTATCCGCACTTAACTCATTTCGGATCCGAATGCGGGTGCATTCCCGAAATAGGTGCGGTATACACAGCCATTCCATGTGGTCTGTTTTGATTGGTCCGGAGATATGGCGCAGCATAGAGTATATAAAGAGAGAAGAAAAAAAGAGAAAAATCAAAAATGGAATGGCCAGAAGGCAGGGCACCATATGGCTCGCCACTATCCCCCAGTATGGGTTCACCCCATGGCTCCCACCGGACATCAGTTATATCAAGGGTCAGCTCGAGTGTGCCGAGTCTGGCTTCCTCCACTGGCAACTCGTATTCCACTGTACAAGAAAGCAGTCTCTTCGATCCGTTC